CGTGTCATTACCAAGATGATAGTACCACCCGGCTGTAACCTTTGCCGTGGACCTGATGTGTACCACTCCCAAGCTCCATCCATTGCAGTGGGTGACATAGCATCTTGCTCAGAATGTGGATCATCAATGATTAACAAGTCTGCACCACGACCTGTAATAGCACCACCAACTCCTGAGTAGAAAGCTTCACCGCCATCATTGGTTGTCCATCGACCTGCTGACTTGTTATCTCCTGATAGACTAATGTTTGGAAAAACTGTTTGATAATCTTCTGAGTCAATTATGTTTCTAACTCTACGACCAAATCTTACAGCTAGTTCTGCGGTGTGAGTTGCTTGAATAATTTTAAGTGATGGGTTGAGTCCCATCATCCAAGCAGGAAAAAATGTTGATGCAAATTCAGATTTAGAATGTCTTGGTGGTAAACACACAATTAATCTTTTAAGTTTGCCTTGTGCTATGCGATTAAACTTATCTGCAAGTATTTTATGGTGTCTGCCCATGATAAAGCCTTGCCACATCATTTGTACAAACTCTAAAAAATCATCTCTGCATTTGGTTCTCGCTTTGATGTTTTTCCATTTATCAATCAAAGCCAAGGCTTCTATCTGCTCATCCTTAGATAGAATTTCAAAAGATTTTATTTTGTCTAAATCAAGCATAAGGTGGGAAGTTGGAAAACATCTTTCTTAGGGGGGAGTAATACCAACTTCCCTAGACATGTAATTATGAGAGAGAGGAGATATTGAATAATACCCACAAGAAACATGTCATTCCTCATTTTCACACAGATAATCTTGTTTTAATAGTCCTAGAATGGCATATCCTGCCGTATCAATCCAACTGTCTAAATGCTGTGGATTTTGTGATATGCGAATTAATTTCATGCAAAGCATAATATTACAAGCATCGCTACCTGTTATCGGCTCTGCTATCTTGTTGCCCAGTATGGCGTTGATCATGTTTGCTAGGTTGTCAAAAAAATCATCAGAGCTACCGTAGTCATCATCTCTGTCTTCAAGAGTTTGCTGTAATTTAATTAATGCAGTCTCTAAGACAAAGGTATTACTTTTAAGCTTGCTCATAACGATCTCCTGTATTAAGTGTTGATTCTAACTTATTTTATTACAAATCTAAAGGTGTTAATTTTGGGCTTTTGTTTGCTTGATCTAAACATGCTTGCAAAGATTCTTTGGTGTCTATTTCTAAAAGCCTTTCTTCTGTTTTTGCAAACTCTGTTAAATTTTTTTCTTTATGGAATGGCATAAAAATTACCTTATCTAAAGGCAGGGCTACCAAACAAAATAAATCTATCTGACCGTTGCCATATCTTTCGCTTGAATCTTGTCTTTCTTTTTTTGCCGTTCTTTTGCCACTGCGTAACTCCCAACGATAATAATCTTTGCCCCTTCTTAAATAAGTAGAGTTAGTGGTTTTAACTTGTACTCTATATAGCTTATTTTGATGATCTAAAATTAAATCGCTTCTATGAGCTTGGGGTGCGAGTATCACGGAGTCGCAAAATCTCAGCAAGTAAGATGCTGCCAAATATTCACCTGCTAACGCTATGCGTGTAGTGGCATGTGGCAAACTGTCTCCTAGATTTTACCCCACTCCTTGCCTTCAAAAAGTAGAGATTCAGCGTTTCGCCTTCGGGTCAATCCCTCTAGCACCTTACCCCCTGCTTTATTCCACCTACATATTTGTGCAGGCACCTCCTCGTAGTGACCTCTATTCAAAACTTTTAACATGGTTGATTTGTTAAGATTGGATGGACCTAAATTGTAAGTCCATGAAACTAAAGCATCGAATTGATTTTGATGCAATGGTACTTCTACAGCATCTTCTACATACTTGCAGTATTCCATAAGCTCATGCGTAAGCATGGATTCAGCCTCTTCTTCTGATATTTTTTGTCCTTCTTGCACATTCTTGGTGTGACCGTAACCAATTGTCCAAACGCCTACAGCATCTTGATAAGCCTCTAACTCACAACCCTCAAACTTTTTAATCAGGCAAATGCCTTCTTTTGATATTTGCATTAATTTAGGGGAAAGATTATTGATATTAATGCTATTAGCAAGGTTCCTAAAAATCCGAAACATCCAAACACCGCCATTTTTAAAGTTTTGTTTAAATCTGCAACTTCTGCTTTTATGTCTTCTGTTTCTTTAAATATTGTCTTCCACCTTTCCTCGCATTTTGCTTCATGAGATTTTAAATCTGATGCAACGGATTGAACTGTGTTTCTATTCGTCATCCTTTCTATCACCCGTATTGGATGCCCCAAAGTAAAACGATATAACTGCTGATGCCAACCCACCTAGATATCCTAACACTAAATTTATTAAAGCTTCAGAATTTTGTTCGGGTGGCTGTAAAGTAACCAAAAATATATAGCCAAGAAATCCACCGACCACAGCAGTACCCATAATTCTTGCAGTCCAATCTTTGCTGAATTTTCCTCTAGCATCTTTTTTATCATCCGCTTCTAGCTTAAAAATATCTACATCAAGCTCTTTCATTTGTACTTCAAAGTTTTGTTCTGCTTTTTTGAGTTCAAGCATTTGTTCAGGCGTTGCTGATTGAATGGCTTGATTGATTGCTTTTGGCTCAGGAGAACAACCAAGAACTTGTGCCACAACAGAAGCTGCCTGTCCGCCCAATGGTCCACCCAAAGCAGAGCCTAGTGTTGGTGCTATGGCTCCTACTACATTTTTAATTAAATTAAATTTCATGGTTGTATGTAAAAGTTAAAGTATATCCTCGACTAAAATTAAAATCTACTCAAAAAAACTGACAAAATGTCATTTTAAAAACTGACAAAATGTCATTTCTAAAAACTGACAAAATGTCATTTCTAAAAACTGACAAAATGTCATTTTAGTCTTTTCTTTGATCATCTCTATCTGCTTTTGCTAATTTATCTATGTCTATTAAATTAGGTACACCCAATAAAGTTTTCAATAAAACATCCTGTCTAATGCTTTGATTGTCTAAGGCTCTGACCCTATCAATCAAAGCTACAATAATTCCATACTGGCTATCTAATTTGGTAGACACCCGTTCTTCCATTGTATCCAAACTTGTTTGCACTTTTTCATCTAAGGTTTCAAGCTTGGTTTCCATGCCATCAATAATTCTATTAATAAGTTTCCATATAAAAAAACCCAAACCCAAAGCAGATGCTATTGGAAAGCCTACCTCGTTAATTATTTGAGTAAATTCATTCATGTTGCCAATATAACATATTAATTTATTTTTCTATAAGTGTTGACTTGAACACTTTATTAGTGTAAGATTAACTATAGGTAAAGAAGTGGTTCTTTATCATAAAACTTCATATAGGAGAATCAATATGAAAACTACACTACAAAAGTGTTACGAAAAAATGGCTATGATCAAACACAATTCTGATCAACTAAGGTTGATGGCAGGAAAGTTTGATAATGGCGAGCCTGCTGTAATCTTGGTTATAGACAAAGATGGCGGTGGGACCAATGTTACGCCCGTTGCGATCATGCTAGATCAAGGGTTAATCGATACCCTAAATCCTGACTGGGAATATTCCAAAAAGATTTACAAGGTGATTGAAGATGCAACTCGCATTGACAAGAGAACCAAGGTCGGTGACTTTGCAGGTCAGTTCATTATGATTGATGAATTGTTTGACAGGGCTGATTTCTAGTTGCGAGTCGCTTCTAATAAGCCCCTCTTTATGAGGGGTTTTTTATTTCTTGAATAAAGCTACTGCTTTACTCCAAAGCTCAGGTTTGAATCTTTTTACAGACCAAACTAAAACTACTACTACTATCGTTAATGGTATTAATATGTCCATACTGTATTACCTCAGTTTTTTTAAAATTATATACTAATTACGCTAGATAAAGCCAAAACAATTCTATCTTTAGGTGTTACTCCATCTTCAGGTTTATGAAACAAGCCTGAGTGCCAAAGATACCATTTATTTATTTCAGGCTTTATTTTAAAATCTGTAAAATCTGTACCTAGTTTTGTTGGCGTTATATACATTACAGCAGAAAGCTGTAAACCTTTTTGTTTTTTAAACATATGGTTGTGAACAATACTTTGTAATTGTGAGTCTTTAGATGCGTAATAACCCCATACATTCTTTTTAGTAAATTTAAAATTATCTGTACCCAAGTAAGTTTTAAAAAGATTGTTGATAGAATCATCAATAACTGAAAAAGCTTGATTTATTTTTAAGTCGCTTTGTATTTTTGGGTGGTTGCAATTTTCTTTTTCACAACACTTAGTTTCTTTAGTGTATTTAATTAAATCTTGTTGAAATTTTTTATTGTTTGCTTTAGATATGTAAGGGCAGTCAAAGACTTCAACCATTTGTTTTGTACCAACTGGGCAATCCAATCATAGGTCTACTGTCAAATTTATTAATTTTTGCATTTTTACCGCTAGCATCGTTGTAATGTAAAAACACTTGTCCGCAATCTTTTCCTTTAAATGGTTCTCTCCAATGCTCTAATTCACAACCACGATACATTAACATATCACCTACTTCTAACTTAACTTCAATACCATCTTTGCCTTCTTCACCCGATGGCTCTAAAAAAATTGACCACTCATCTCCTCCTAAGTGCATAGTAGTAGATATTTCGCATGAGTATCTATCTGTATGTCTTTTTAACTCATCACCTTTTTTATAGATTCTTGCGTATGAATAAGTTTCAGTCAGTTTAACTCCTGATTGTTCTTCCATAACAGGTTTAACTCTTTGCAATAAAGTTTCCATTACTATATCTGCGTAATGTGAATAAGTTTCAGGTATCTGTGCATCATTCCATACTCCAAAATATGTTGTATATGGAGATAAAAACTTATCATCAAACAAATGTCTTGCTACTGCTCTTTTATTTAAAAAGTATTGATAACAAAAATCTGCTAACTCTGTTGATATAGCACCTTTAATTACTTGGTATTTATTTTTCTTAAAGCTCATCTAAATGGGTATCCTAAATTCCAACACACTAAGGAGTGTCGTATTCCTTTGGTAACAGGTTTGACTCTATGCCAAACAAAAGATGGGAAAACAATTACACTACCCTTTTTTCTAATTTCTTCACATATTCTTGGTTGTGAGCCTTGGTCTGTGTTTCTAAAATCAAACTCTAAATCACCACCTTCGTATTCTTCGGGGTCAGTTAGTGATACAGTCATACTGAGTTTTCTTAATTTTCCATGTACATTTAAATTTTCAGGACTGTCGTAAAGATCTTCACATGAATCACAATGCCAATCGTAAAACTGACCTTTTTTGTATTCAGTAAATTGACACTCTTCTGACCAATCCCAATCAAAATTCCAACCTGCGTTGTAATTAGCTTGGTGTATGTAAGGTTGTATTTCGTTGTATATCCATCTTTCTGACATCCATACAACATCAGACTTGCGTTTCTTTTGAATGTTTTTTAGTTCTAGTTTGGTTAGATTGTCTCTATTAGCATGACCTGTGAGTGCTATTTGTTTTTCTTGTTCTTTACCATATCGAACAATCTCATCACATATTCTCTCAGGGATGACTGATTGAAAATACCAATAATACCATTTTAGATTCATCTTCTCTCTCTTAAGAGATCAGTATAGTTTAGATGTGTTTTAAAAGATAGGTTGTTGTTAGCTTGTCCAGTCATCGGCTTTTATTTGCCTAAAGACTTGTCTTATATCCCAACAGCTTGATGCTGTTTTAAAAGCTGGTTCTTTAATAATAACGACTCCTGATCCACCTGCTCCTGATGCTCCAGTTCCAGGTTGATTAGTTCCACCACCACCACCGCCACCTTTATTGGTTGCTCCAGCAGTTCCATTAGCACCCGATGGAGTATATAAACCACCATTTCCGCCACCACCAGGACCGCCTTGTGGTTGTGGTATGCCTTGAGCAGCAGCACCACCGCCACCTGCGTAAGTTACATCTGATCCTGAGATAGTTGAGGGTGAACCATTTCCACCTGTTCCTACTCCCGATGCTCCTG